GCATCATAGCCTGCTGTTCTTGAGCGAGTTGCTCGGGGGTCTTCACCAGTCCGGCGACATCCATGCCGAAGGAGGTGGTGAATCGGATAAGCCAGTTGTCCCAGTTCACGGCCTGCATGGCGTTGGGGATTCCACCGACGACCTGAGCCCACTGGACCAGCTGACTGTTCTGGACCTCGCGGTTCAGGGCTTCGAGACCGGTACGAACCTTCATGCTCAGGATGCCGCCCTGTCCGGTCAGCTTCATGATCTCCTTGGGGATCAGCTTGTCCTTGGCCAGCAGGAACATGGTCCGCTTGACGATGGGGATCTGGATGTCCCGGCTGATGCCGGAGAAGATGCCGCCGAGTGCCTGATCCAGTTCCTGAGCGATCTCACGGATCTGGGTGGCGGTCACGCGGTCTCCGGTAGGTTGGACCGCCGACTGCAGCAGGAAGGTACGGCCGAGATTGGCCGCGAGTTCCTGCCGGGCCATGACGACCGGACCAAGGTCGGGCTGTCGGGCCAGCTGCAGGGTGAAGATGTCGGTCGGACGGGCGGCAACGAAGTCACCGTTGACGCTGTCCACGAGGTCGGCGATCTCGGTCACGCCGGTGGGATCGACGCCGATGCGGAACTCCGAGGAGGCGGCAGCCATCTCGATGGTCGCCTTGGACAGGGCCTCCATCGAGCGGATGTCACCGATGTGCTCCTCGACCAGCGACCGGCCATAGTCCTCACCGGCGATCCGACTCCACACCTGCGGGGTATAGGGGCAGACCTCGTACTCGCCCTCCTCGACCACGACACCACGGAACTCCTTCTCGACCTCCCACTTCTTCTTGTCCTCGTACCACTCGATCTCCGTGTAGCACGGCTCGAAGTTCGACACCGGTCCCTGAAGCAGGTATCCGGAGTTGGTGGTCTGACCGGTCGTGGGATATCCGGTCCAGTTCTCGGGGATGGCCTTGGGGTCGATCCAGTCCCGGACGATGATCTTCTTGATCGAGCCATCGGGGTACCGGACGACGACGTACTGATCGACCCGGTAGACCCGGAACATGTAGTCGTCGGACTGGTACCACAGGGCGTCGCCAATGGTAATGAGGTGCTGCATCAGGACGTACAGTTCCTGACGCAGGTTGGAGTTCTGCAGCTTCTCCATGATCTTCTTGTCCAGCCGGGCCAGCAGCTGCATTTGCTGGGTGACATCGGCCCCCTGCGGGACCATGGCCATGTCGATCTCGTGCTGGAAGAACGGCATCTGGTTCAGCGGGTAGATGGCTGACACCATCCGGCTGGCCAGCGACATGATGCCACGGGCGGCAATGGACGAATACAGGTCGGGCAGGTCCATCGTCTCGGTCCACCCCGACTTTGGGTACAGGCCGGGGACAGTCAGCTTGGCCAGCTCCTCGCACCGGGTCAGCTTGGTGCTGCGGCGAGCGTCCAGTTCGGCGAACTCACCGGCGATTGATTCCTTGCTCATGACGGCAGCATCCTTTGGGCTTCTTGCCAAGACTTGTATCTAGCCAAGTAATCCTGTTCCAAGGCACGTTTGATCCCGGACGGACGTACGCTTTGTCCGTTTAGGACAAGGTTGTATGAGTACACTGGCATGTATGGACTAGATGGAGTACCCCTTCCCAGTGATCCAATTACCCTTCCACGGGTAACCCTACCGGACTCAAGTGCCTGTTCGAGGTTCATTCGAGTCGGTGCCGGAGTCCCGACCAGCTTACCGAGGGTGTTGCTCCACTTCATGTACTCGGGATTCGGGATGTACAGCGGGGCTTGGGCGAACTGCTCGATCGGAGGACGGCTCTGGAATCCGGTCTCACGACTCAGCGATCTGATCGAGGAGCGAAGACGGTCCATGGCCAAGGCCTGAACGGATCTGGTCATCATCAGGTCACGTTGCTTCAGCTCCTGCTGGATCATCTGCTCCGTTGTCTGTGGACCCGACAGTGATCTAGCCATTGATTTCCCTCCGTTTCAGCATCTCAAGATGCTCGACGACCGACACCTGACCGCTGCGGTAGTCGAGGTACCGAAGCTCATGGTTCAACGTGTTGACGACCGGCTGAAACTGTTGCTTCAGGTAGTCGATCAGTTCTTGCGGAATGGTGATGTCCTTCAAATGATGCTCCACATCTTGATCGAGTTGGTGTCCTTGTCGTACTCCGACGAGGTCAGGATCTTCACGAGCTGACCCATGGTCTGGCATTCTGCGAAGGACAGATTGGCGGCCTTGTAGGCGGCACAGACGGCCAGTGTTCGGTGACCGTAAGAGTGACCCTCAAGGATCTTGGCGGCCTTGACGGGACCGATCTTGGGGATGCCTGGGATGTTGTCCGTACGGTCACCGGTCAGCCACTGCATGTGGAACAGCAGGTCAGCCTCGTCCTCGGAGACACGTCGCTGCTCGCCCTTGTCGGGGTTCCAGTGCAGGCCCGGGATCTGCAGGAGATCCTTGTCCACGGTCACGATCACATGGTCGCCGATCTCGCCACGGGTGGACACGATCCCGAGCACGTCGTCTCCCTCGGTGTTCGGGATACGCAGCCACGGGTACCGTTCCAGCTCGGCCATGCAGTCACCGAGGAACTCGGGCTTGGGCTTGTCCTTGCGGTTGGCCTTGTACTCCGGGTACAGGTCATACCGGAACGACGGGCGGCTGGTCAGGGCGACGATGCACTCATCGCACCCCGCTCCCTGTTGCCACTGGGCAACTGTCTGGTGCAGGTTCTCAAGGGCTTGCGAGCGATCCGTGGAGATCGCTGCGGCCCGGTATGCGATGATGTCACCGTCGAGTAGGGCGATCATGCTGTGGTGTTGTCCGTAACCTTGTTCGAGGTCGTGCCGGTACCTGAGGAGTTTGTGAAGTAGTAACTGAACTCGTACTGGGTTGACGGCGACAATCCGGTGATGGTGGCCGTGGTCGGATACGATAGCGTTCCGGTATTGAAAGTCAATGTCACCGTCTGGGTGATAGTAGCACCAGCACCGGTCGGATCGGCGACAAGAGTGACACTGGTCGGTGCAGCACCGCTGGTAGGATAGTTCAGGGTGATGACTGCAGATGTCGATGACTTAGACAACTGACCGGAAGTGAATGACGCACCAAGCAAGGGCGGTGACTTGGACGCGGCCAAGGAATCACGATCAAAGTAGTCGAGTGGAATCGGAGTACCAACGCCGCCGAGTTTGGTCCAGATGTCCCACAGCTTTTGTAGGCTGTCATATGCGTGAGATCCGCCCGATGACGTACTCATCAGTACCGAGTAGTCTTTGACTACAGCCGAATCGCTCAAGCTACTCAGTCCGCGAGCCTTGAAGTTATGCCAGTTTGCGATGAGCCCGTCTGCGACGTTGATCTTGTTGGTGGGCATCAGTTACCCTTCTTGGTAGCGTTCTTCGAGATCGACTTGGCCCAAGCCGCAGCGGCGTTACCGCCCCACAGATCCCATGCCTGTCGTCCCTTGCCGTAACTATCCCACGTCGATCCCTTCTTGTCAACCGCATGTCGGGCAAAGAACGAGGCCATCCGTTTGACCGTGGCCAGCGGCAGGCTCTTACCGGCGGCGATGTCCCGGGCACGGGCCAGACCCACGGCGGTACCGCCACGGTTGCTGGGCGAGGCTTCGGCACGCTTCTTCAGGGCACGCTTGGCGGCGGCCACGGCACCAGCCGGGGGCTTGAAACTGTCAGCCATTGAGGATCTCTTCTTTCCGGGCGGCAGTAAGCAGCCCAATGTTGACCAGGTAGTTCATGCCAGCGACCGTCCGGGGATCGTCGGACACGACCTCCTGAGCGAACGACGCTGCACGATAGAACGCACGGACTCCTTGGTCGGTCAGCCTGCGGGTCTCGATCTCGTCGAGCTCGCTCGGGGTAAACCGCTCCAAGAACTCCAGCGGACTCCACACCTTTCGGAGCTCGTCGGCAGTCTTGGGGCGGACGGACCAAGCCCGCCGGACTCGACTGCTCTCGACGACAAAGTATGGCTCGACCACCTGAATGGTCGGGTCGTAAATCGGATTCGGATCGTTGACGATCGGGAGGTAGGACTGGGCCTTGGGGTTTCCGGCAGCAACCCACTGGGCATGAAGAGTCGGACTGATGTCCTTGATCTCCATGACGGCACCGGAAACGACGTATGCGTATTCAGTCATCAGGCGATTCTCCTGGTGTGATCTGCGACGACCGCTCCGCTGGTGGTCAATGAAAGTGCACTGCGTACATCCAGAACTTCCCGCACAAGTGGGACGTAAAACACAAGCTTATTCGGTCTAATCAGGCTTGGACGAAATCCATTGGCCAATGCAGCAATCTCGTCATCGTTCAGTGCTTCGTTCCATATCGCTGCCTCGGCGATGCGCCCGTTCGTGAATACGGTGCGAGATCCGGACGTGATGTGGTATCCAATCCCGGTGCGATTCACGCCAGACGGCGTTAGGTTGGTCGTGTCTGCCGTTCCCCCGACGCCGGAGATGTACGCTTTCCGGCTCGTCGATGACGTGAAGACGCCTGCGGCGTGCCACCAGTTATTGGCCGTGTATCCGCTTGCTGACACCGCCGTGTTCGATGTCGTTCCGGCTTGCGTGATTTGGAGCCTGACCGGATCCCCGGCGACGGCTCCTGCGGCCTGTAATACGAAACGATCCGTTGCTCCGATATTCACTGATAGACTCATCAGCGAGAAGTTCGTCGTCGTGTTCACGGGACGGAACCAACAAGCCATCGTCAGAGGCGCGGCTGTGGCTGCAGCAGACGACGCTTCAATATAGTCATCGGTCCCATCAAAACTGTATGCCATTACGCAGCACTCCTGACCTCGACGGCGATGAGCTGGGCGTCGCCGGACATGGTGTCGTTGGTGGTGTCCGAGGCCTCGCGGTAGACCTTCA